CAACAGGTAGGAAATACCAAGTCATTGAAGTTTAAAAAAAAAGTTTTATTTTCAAAAATTAATCGATATTTATATAAACCATATTAAACATAATTAGGAGAAAAAGTTATGGCTGAAGATACAAAAGTTGTAGAAACAAGTGATGAATTGAAATTCACAGATGAAGAACTTCAAGAGTTACAAGATTTACAAAACGGATATCAAGAAAAACAAGCATTGTTAGGTTCTTTATCAGTACAAAGAATATTGTTAGATCAACAGAGTGATGCATTAGAAGCTCGACAAACCGAAGTTGAGACTGAATACGAAGGTGTTCAACAACAAGAACGTGATTTAGTTCAGAAGTTGAATGAGAAGTACGGTCCAGGTCAACTTGACCCGGCTACAGGAGTATTTACACCAGCACCTGAAGCACCTGCTAATTAATAATTTTATTTAAAAAAAAGTACCTAAATAGTCTATTTTAGGAAAGTTACATTATACTTATAAAAGAATAATTGTATATTATTTAAAGCTTTAATTTAATATAAAAATAATTAATTGGGAGAAATAAAATGGCAGAAAGAATTGTTTCGCCAGGTGTATTTACCCGTGAAAGAGATTTATCATTTTTACCACAAGCAATAGGTGAAATTGGTGCCGCAATAATTGGTCCAACAAAGAAAGGTCCAGCATTTACACCAACAGCTATCACATCATTTTCAGAATATGAAGAAATATTTGGTGGAGTTGATAATAGATTTTACACACCGTACACCGTAGAACAATATTTAAGAAGTGCAGGAGTTGTAACTATTGTTAGAGTTCTTGGTTTAGGTGGGTATAAAGCAGATTCGGTAAGACTTGTTGTTCATAGTGCTACACCAACTAGGTCACTTGCTATACTTGCACCATCAAGAGGTAGTAGTGCAGATAATTTTTCTGGTTCTTCAGTAGCTGCTGGAGGAACTTGGAATGATTTTACATTAACTATTTCAGGAAGTGGTATAGGAGCTACTGAAACATATAATTTATCATTTAATACAAGTAGTGCAAATTTTGTTACAGAAGTAATTAGTGGTGATCCATTATCTACAAAGAGTGGTACTACTGATTCGTCTGTTTATGTATATAAAATTTTCAAAACTTATGCAAATAGTTCTGGAAGTATGACATCATCACCTTATCCGTCTGCATCAGCAGTAGTTGAATCTAGTGGATTAGATTTTCAATCAGGTGCAACATCGATTGATAGTATAGGTAACGAGTCATCTTATACAGGTAACCAAGCCTATAGTACTGCTAGAACACCGTATATTCAATCACAAATATCTAATGGGTCACGATATAATTTATTTAGAATTTATAGTCGTTCTCATGGTAGTGATATAAATACATCAATGAAAGCATGTATATTGAATATAAAACAAGCTAGTGATGTAGCAGGTTCAGATTATGGAACATTTTCAATACAGGCAAGGGTTAACAATCCAAATGGAATAGATGATGATAATATTATAGAACAATTTGATTCATTAACATTTGATCCAGATTCACCTAATTACTTTGCAAAAGTAATTGGTGATAGATTTGTGACAATTGATTCAAATGGAAAATTGACTTATTATGGTGATTATCCAAATCTAAGTAAATATATAAGAGTTGGTGATTATACAAAAGATCAACAAGAACTTAGTACCTATCCAAAAGACCGTGTACCTATGGGTCATGCAGCTTTGAGTAATCCAGTTAAAGGAACTACAACAGTACCATCAGCATCATTCAATAGAAGTCAAACTAATGCACAAGGTATATTTGATGCAAATGTATTTTATGGTTTTGATTTTATTGATTCAAAAGCAAGAGATGATAATAATCAATATCTTGCACCAATTCCATTAAGTACTGGAACTGGAAATAATGCAACTATGTCACTCGAAGATATGAGTGGACATGCAGATGCTTCTACATTAGGTTCAACGTATTCTGGTGATGGAGCTATATTAGCATTAAGTGGTTCAGCAATTGGTCAGTTAAAATTTGCTATACCTTTTCAATGGGGATTTGATGGTAGAGATCCAGCAACACCTTATTTTACAGGTACAGACATTACAGCTGGTAATACACAAGGATTTGATTGTTCAAGTTCAACTTCTAGTGGTAGTCTTGCTTATAAGAGAGCTCTTAACGCTATAAGTAATCCTGATGAGTTTGATATTAATTTATTGGTAACTCCAGGTATAATTCATAGATTACATCCAACAGTTACCAACCACGCTATAACTAAAGTAGAATCTCGAGCAGATGCATTATATATTATGGATTCAGCTGCATATGGTGATTCAGTTCAGACTGTTGTTAAAGCTATAACTGCATTAGATACTAATTATGTAGCAACATATTATCCGTGGGTAAAAATACCTAATCGTAATACAGCTAAACCAGTTTGGGTGCCACCTTCAGTAGTATTACCAGGAGTAATATCTCATACTGATAGAGTAGCACATGAATGGTTCGCACCAGCAGGTTTGAATCGTGGTGGATTAACTACGGTACTTGAAGCAAAAACAAGATTGACTCATGCTGAAAGAGATGAACTTTATGAAGGTAGAGTTAATCCAATTGCTTCATTCCCAGGTCAAGGTGTAGTAGTGTTTGGACAAAAAACATTACAATCTAAACCATCAGCACTTGATAGAATCAATGTTCGTAGATTGTTGATTGCATTACGGAAGTTCATTGCAAGTTCTTCAAGGTACTTGGTATTTGAACAGAATACTCAAGCATTGAGAAATCGTTTCTTGAATATTGTAAATCCGTATCTTGAACAAGTACAACAGAATAGTGGTTTGAGTGCATTTAGGGTTGTTATGGATGATTCTAATAACACACCTGATGTTGTGGATAGAAATCAATTGATTGGACAGATATTTATTCAACCTACAAGAACTGCAGAGTTTATTGTATTGGATTTTGTTGTTCAACCAACAGGAGCTACGTTTCCTGAATAAGTTTGACTTATAAAAGAAAAATAACGTATAATGAAAAACCCCTTTTTTATAAGGGGTTTTTCTTTTTAGAACAAAATTATAAAAAATTTGTTTAAGTGATATTTATTTATGAGTAGAAATAACGGACTTTTTAGGAGAATAAAGAATGGCTACATTAGATCCTTCAGAAATTATGTTTACACCGTTTGAGCCGAAAACTAAAAATCGGTTCATCATGTATATTGAAGGTGTTCCAGCTTATTTGATTAAAACTGCAAAAAGACCTTCAATACAATTTGAAGAGATAGTTTTAGATCATATAAATGTTAAACGATATATTAAAGGTAAAGGGGCATGGCAACCTATAGATGTTACTCTTTATGACCCAGTTGTTCCGTCAGCAGCACAAGCAGTTATGGAATGGATACGACTTTCACATGAATCTGTAACAGGTAGAGATGGATATTCTGATTTCTATAAGAAAGATGTTACTTTTAATTTGTTAGGTCCAGTTGGTGATGTTGTTGAAGAATGGATTCTTAAAGGTACATTCATTGAATCTGCAGATTTTGGTGAATTAGATTATGCATCAACAGATCCAGCTGAAATTACTATGACATTGAAATACGATTACGCTATCTTACAATTCTAAGGAGTTAATATGGGTTTTTTAACAGAAATGTTATCAAGTGACGCTAAAATATCATCTAAGAGAACAGTTGGTTTCGCAGCTTTCTTTATGTTGATTTGTAGTTGGGGTGCTGATACCTTTACTGCGTTTGAGGTTAAAGATAAAATATTAGAATGTTTTATGTATATCTCAGTAGTTGGACTTGGTGTTACAGCCGCTGAAAAGTTCGGAAAAAAATAAATTAGTTTTATAACCAAAAAAGTTATATATATAATCACACATTAGAAGGAGTCATACATGGCTGAATTTAAGTTTCCTACGGAAGTGGTAGATTTACCATCCAAAGGACATTTCTATGTTGAAGGTCACCCTTTAGCTAAAGGTAAAGTGGAAGTAAAATACATGACCGCAAAAGAAGAGGATATATTAACCTCTCAGAACTTGATAAAACAAGGGACAGTTATCGATGTACTATTACAATCATTGATTGTAGATAAAACAATAAATATCCAAGATTTGTTGATTGGTGATAAAAATGCTATTATGGTAGCTGCTCGTGTTCTTGGTTATGGTAAAGATTATCAGTTTGAATATGATGGGGAAGAACAAACAGTTGATTTATCTAAATTAGAACCAGTAGATATAGATTTTAAAAAGTTTACTAAAGGAGTTAATGAATTTTCATATGAATTACCAAATTCAGAAAGAATTGTTACATTTAAATTACTTACTGCTAGAGATGAAAAAAACATTGAGGTAGATTTAAAAGCATTAAAAAAAATATCTAAAGAACGAAGTTCAGAATTAACTACTAGGTTAAAAAGAGTATTATTATCAGTTGATGGAAATAATGACAAAACTCATGTAAATAATTTTGTAGACAATGAATTTTTGTCTAGAGATTCATTAGCTTTCAGACAACATTTATCATCAATGACACCAGACATTGATATGTCAACATATATTAATGTTGATGGAGAGGAGATAGAGGTGACGATTCCAGTCACCCTACGATTTTTTTGGCCTAGCAGCGGAAAGTAAACCTATAATACATGAGGAAATCTTCCAGCTGATATTAAACTCCAAAGGTGGGTTTAGTTTTACAGAAGCATACAATTTACCTATATTTCTACGCACTTTTTATTTAAAAAGGCTTTCTAGTCATTATAAACAAGAAGCTGAATTATATCAAAAAGAAATAAATAAACACAAAAATAGATAAGTACATATTTTTATAAAATAGATATTTATTATTGAGTTATAATACTTAATTTTAATGGAGATTCAAATGCCTAAATATAAAAATAATACACCACAGATAGTAGAAGGTTTTCTTGAAAAAATGTTTGGTGCATTAGCTACTAATACTGGTAAAAAAGTAGCTGCTAAAATGTCTAAAAAAGATCCTGAAATGGGTAAATTATTAAACAGAGCTCAAGGTTTGATGAAACAAGCAGAAAAACGTTTAAAGGGAATGTCAGCAGCTGAAAAAGAAAAACATTTTGCTGACTTGGAAAAGGAATTAGGAATTTAAACTACCATGGCTGAGGATTATAGAAGTAAACATGCTCATGCATTATTACAACAAGAAGGTAAACAAATCCGAGAAAACCTCAAGAAAGAAAAAGAACGATTAGAGGTTAGTAGGGAACTTGCAAAAGAATTAAGATCACAAATGGAAGATACCGATAAAGTTGATGATATTCTGAATAACATTCTTGGAACAGAAAATTTACGAAAAGCAGTTCTTGATAATATGAAAGCATTAAAAAAGGCTGTAACTAAAGAAGATAAAGCGAAAGCTTTAGCTGACCAGAAAGCTCTTCAAGCTGCAAGTCAAATGAATGATGCCACACGAGATCAATTGAGTGGTATCACGAGTTTAATTAAAGGTGCTAGGACTTTTGTTGCAGTATTATTAACAAATCCCTTTGTTGCATTAGCCGCGG